AAACTTGCAAGGTCTTTTTTTTCCGTTTATATCTACTAATTCGTACATTTTTTCGTGGTATTTTAAAGAGTTCAGTAAAGGGAGAAACCACGAAAGGTAGAATCCCCCCAAACTTCACTCAAATTATTAATTAGTTGCTTTTCCCAAAACTGAAGTTCCTTCAAAACTTGCCGAGAAAGTCATGTTATCCTCTAAAGGAGAACTTTGCTCTAATGAAGTACAATATACTGTTCCGTGGTAATATTCATCACCTGTAACTCCTGTAGATAACTCTAAATATATTGGAGTTCTAGAAATTAGTAAGTCATAAAGATTTTCATAGTTTTTTACTGCTGTTCCTGATGCATCTAACAAAGCATACATTCCTTCAACTGATGCACTCCAAGACATTTGTGCTTCCAATAACTCTCTCCAACCTGCAGAAGATTTGTTTGAAATATCTCTTGTGTCCATACTCAAAGAAATAGATGCAGAAGTTGAGAATGCAAATGCTGTCGCTGTTGCATGGTCTGTTCCTGTCTTAAGAACGCAAAGCGTTCCATTTATTACATTATTTGTTGCCATTTTATTTTTCTTTTATTATGTTATTATTTTCTTTTTTAACTTCCTTTGATTGTACTTCAATTTTTGTTTTTGCTTTTGTTTTTTTTCCTTTTACTTCAATTAATCCTTTTTCTACAAAGTATTCAACTTGATTTTCTGAAATAATAATACCGCTTCCCTTTTTTTGAGAACCGAAATCTTTTATAAGTATGTATTTTTTATGCATTTTCTTTTTTTTAATTATGGTAAATATTTAGGCTCTACTCTACATGAGTAATATTGACTTATTTGATACAATCCTTTTGTATTATAAGTATCATTAAATTCAAACATAGTTACTTGATTATTAAATTGGATACTTTGTACCACTATCCCATTGAAAGTACCAGAAATCCTATCTAAAGCACCTCTAACATATTCTGAAAGAGTAGCACAACTATCAGCATTAGAAGCAAAGATATTACATTGTATGTCTGCAGCGTCTAAAGTAGACCTCCCACTCTTTGAATCATAAGGGGTTGTTCCATTTCTATAAAATACTATAAATCTATCAAGGTTTGGCACCTGTGGAATAGTACCAAAATAAACAGGAGTAGCTCCTATGCCTACATTATTTTCTAGTATGTTATATATTGCTTTTTCTATCATCCTACAAATTCAATTATTCCTTTCCCTTTTCTAGTTACAACCTCTGCTAATCTCTCTTTTAATAGCCTTTCCATTTTTGCACCTGCTGAACCTCTACTAGCATCTAAACCTTTTAAAACAAAAGGATTCGCTTCTACACTATCAGTCCCAAATTGAACCATATGCATATACCATCCTCCTTTATCGGGTTTCTTCCAAACTCCTTTTCTATATCTAGGCCCTACATTTATCCCTCCCGCTCTTGTTGATGCTGCAGTCCTGAAATAATTTATTGATTTTCTTAATTGTCCAGGTTTAATTGAAACATAAATTTTCCCCATACCATTTGGAGCCCTCATCCCTTTTTTTTGTTTTGGGGTTCTATATACATTAAAAACTCCTGATGCTTTTGGTGCTATTGCCCGCATTGCTTTTACTACATCTTTCGCAGCGGGTATCATTACTTCTTTAATTAGTTTTTTCTTTTCAACTACTGACATTGAAATATCTAAGAATGCTTTTTTAGCCATTAAATCCCCCTCGAGTTTCATTGTTATCATCCTGTGTAGGTTCTATTATCGTTACTATTTACAGAACAAATTAAAGTTCTCCATTTCTTCCTTCCTCCAAATAATTTAATTCCCTCAATAGTGTAATATTGAGTATCTCCCATTACTGCATTATTTAATATTGGAAATGCTACTCTATGTAAATTTGCTGAAATATCAGAATTACCTTCATCTCTAATTGTAAATTCTATATATGTGATTCCTGAAACTCTATTTTCATTTTCTTCTGAACCTCCATCTTTCCAATCTACTTTTGCATATTCAATTTTAACTTCATCCCAAGTTTGTGCAGCTCCTCCCATTGTATCTCTTGTAGGAAAACCTTTTAGAATAATTATTTGAGTATCTAAATCTCCTATTGTTATCATATCCTTATGTAATTATTATATGAAATTCCAAAGTTTCTAATTCTGTATCTGTCTAAAATATAAGTTGCAGTCATTGGAATCGTTCCAACCGAACGTCCAACAATTGCTTCCTGTCTATTCTCATACCATTGTCCAACTAAAATTAGTATTGCCTGTTTTAATAATTTATTTACATCAGTTGCTGAAGTATATCCTGAAGTATATATTATTTGTATTGCATCAATTCTATTTGCCAAAGTTGGATAGTCTTTCCCAACTTCTAAACCAATTCTAGCAGGTGAGTGAATAGCATCTAAAATATATTCAGTAGTTGGCCAAAGTGTTAAAACATTATCGGAGTTATAGTAGTTAATTGATGTGATACTTATTGCAGCTGAATTCTGAACTGGTGATTGATACAACTCAAATGTATCTTCCCAACAGTCTGCAGTCTGTGTTAAAGTGCCCTCCATTATTTGAATGTTGCAATAACTTTCAGCCATTTTTGTACATGCTAAAATTAAAGAATCTATATACGCGTCATCATTTGAATTGGAAACTCTCAAATGTTGTTTCGCTTCATCAGTCGATAAAACTGGAATAATTGAGTCAACTATATATAAACTTCTTGCCATCTTTTTGAGTGTTTTTTTAGACTATTTATTTTTTTTAAAATATTTTTTTATCTTTCGTGTTATATCTAGCAAATCAACTATCTTTAGTTTATCATATACTTATACTATAAAGAATAGATAATTGATTAGACCTCATTAAAATACCATTTAAGGTAATTTCAGGTTTTTATTTAATACTTGAAAATTGGTAGCTGTCGAGGGGTAAAATACCCCCCGAAAACTTCCAAAAATATATCTATATGTATGTATATTGAAAAGACTCAGCTCTTCTAAATACAGTATCCCAGTAAGACATAATCACAATTCTAACTTGTCCATTAAGTGCTAAAGTATAAGGGTCAACTACAACATCTAAAGCAGTTCCGAACTGTCCTATAACACAATCATCCCAACGTCCAAGAACTAATCCTTGGTCTGGAGCTCCACCCGCAACAACATCAACATTTCCTGTTGAACGAGCCATGTAACCATCAATTAAATCATCAGACCAAATAGGCTGTCCGTTAGTATATCCATTTGCAACCGCACCAGCTAAAGGCTGACCAATTACATTTTTCAATAATGTTCTACCTCCAGGAGTTGTTAAATAAGCAACCCTTCCAAAGTCAGCATTTGAAGTTTCTAAAGCTTCTTGTAAAGCTAAGATTCCAGCATAAGATGCAGCACCAGCAGCCGTACCAGTACCCGCATTAAATACTCCCTGTGGAGTTGCAGCAGCACCAGCATTATCACCTAATACAGCAGCTTCTAAAGTTGAAGCAATTGCATTATTCATGTCTTGACGGATAATATTTTCAACAGATGAATTAGTTTGAGCTAACAACATTTTTGAAATATCCATATAGGCATCTAATTGCTTAGGTTGTAAAGTAGTTGAACCGATTGCAGTAGCAGCATCAGTTGCAGTAGTAACAGCAGCAGCAGTAGACTCAGCAGTCCATCCAGCAGTTGTTCCTGAAAGTGTAGGAAGTTTCATATCTCCAGAAAGTCCATACATCCAAGTTGCTAAATCTCCTAATACAGTTTTGTTTTGTAAAGTTTCAGCCCAAGCTCCTACTTCTGTTGGTATCATACCTGAAGCATTTGAAGTAACTTGAGGATTGTTTCTAGTTTCACCAAAAGCGAAAGTTGGAACTCCTAATCCTGTAATTTTGTTATTTCTTTTTGCTTCCTGATCATACTCTTTTTCTAAGCCCGAAAGGTTACCATTTACCATTCCTTGAATAGCATTTTGAATAGAGTATCTTTTGTCAGCTTTTGGAGTAGAAATACTTCCTCCAGAAACTGCAGCTCCTACTCTTAATTCTTTTTCCATTTTTTCACTTCTTTTAATAGAAACATCTAATGCGTCAATATCAGCAATTAGTGTATCTACTTTTTTCCCCTCATTTTTTGTTAATTCCCTTTTAGCAGTTGTTGCAACTGAATGCAAATCTTCTAATTTGGAAACTAAGTCTGAACGAGTTTCTTTCAAATCTAAACTTTTTTTCATTTTATTTTCTTTTTAGTATGTTAATTTTAAGTTGTAATAAATCGTTGCAATTTTCGTATTCTGATTCTTGCTTCATTTTTGTTTTATCTTTATATGTCATTCTGCTTCTTTGTGCTATTGATAAGTCATTTGCAGTAGGGTATGCTGGAATAGAAACAGGACTGACATCAAATAGCCTAGAAACTTTCTCAATCGTTCTAATCTCTCCTTTGGAGGTTGTATTCCATGTGTCAGTTTCCACCTGGAAAGCAAATGAACTTTGTGTTATATCACCTCTTTTCATAGACACTAGTAAATCTCTACCCGCTGTAGTATCCGGAACATCGAAGGAATATTTTAAACCTCTTTTATCTGTTGAAAGTTTTAAAGTACCACTTGAAGTTCTAGCAAGTAAAAAATTCGGGTCGTGATTAAAGAATGCTCTAACATCATTATCTAATACATCATCAAATGCACCCGGATTAATTTTTTCCCTGAAACCCCCAAGGTCTTCACTCAACTCATTAAATACTGCAGCATGTCCCTCAATTATATTTCTTTTTCCTTTTTTAGAAACCCTAGTTTCAACTTTAAAGAACCTTTTTTCTGTTGCATCTTTTTTATCCCAAATATTTCTTTCCTCATCTTCTTCCTCTAAATAACTTTCCTCATCCTCTTCTTCTTCCTCCTCCTCTTCTATTTCATCAATTTCTTCTTCATCTTCTGTTTCCTCTTCATCTAACTCTTCTTCCTCTTCCTCATCTATTTCAAACTCATCTTCATCCTCATCAATATCTTCTTCTAAGTCTTCTACCTCTTCTTCTTCAGCTTCTACAACTTCATCTTCTTCAGTTTGTTCTTCAGACTCTTCATTATAAAATTCAACAATAGCTTCATTAATAAATTCAGCCAGTGCTTCCGCATCAATTTCGGTATCTTCTTCTTTATCATAGATAATTGTAATTTGTTCTTCATCCTCAATTATTTCACTAACTACTCTTCTTTTTTCGTTTTTTATTTTCATAATTCTATTTTTATAATTCTATTTTTATTTCTTCTTCTACACCAACTCCACTAGCAATTTTATCAACTGTAGTCATATTTAATTGCATGAATAAACTATCCCCCTCTTCAACTCTATTCATATTTTCTTTTTGTCTAATCTCATTAATTGAGATTGCTCCAATGTTTAACATTGTTCTATAATATTCTGCTCTGTCTTTTGGATTCCCTCTTAACAAAGCATTAACATTAAATTCAACAAATAATTTTCCTGTTTCATTTTTCTTAAATAACTTATTTGTCATCTCTTGCTCAATCATTGATAAATAAGGTTGTAAACTATATTGAACAAATTCCCTTGACTGCTCCTGAATATTACTAAAACTAGATTTTGATAAATCGGCTAACATGTGAGGAGGAACATTAAAAATTCTACAGACTTCCTCAATACTGAATTGTCTGGACGCTAAAAATTGACTAGCCTCATTTGACATAGAAATTGAATTGAATTTTAATCCCTCTTCCAATATTAAAGTTTTATTTGAATCTCCTATTTTAGAGTAATTATTATCAAATGAATTTCTTAACCTATCTACTGCTTCAGTACTCAATGCTCTATCAGTTTCCAAGACTCCTGAAACTTTAGCACCGTTAGAAAAGTAAGAATTTCCATAAGCCTCTAAACCTAAGCCCCAGGAAATAGAATTAGCACAAGTATCAATCGGGGAAAGTCCTATCATTCCATCTTGCGACATTGTTTTAAAATGTAACATTTCCTCATACTCAATTGCTTCCCCTGTTTCAGAATTAAAATAATAATATTTATCCTCGTATTCTCTTATTTCTACATTATCAAAGTCAATAGGATATAATGCAACCGGTCTTCCTGCTCCATTTCTTTCAATTTTTACATAAGAATTTCCATTTAAACATAAATCAACCATAATTTTCTGTATAAAAGAAAAATATGTTATGTATTCATTCGGCTTGTTATGTAATAAATTGTAAAGAGGGTGATTTGTTCTGTTTATCTTATCTCCATTTTCTTCCCTTTCAATTAGAGAAATCGGTAGTTGAGCAACTGACTCAGATAATATTCTTATTGCTGCCCAAACGGCTGAAAAAGTTAAGGCTGTATCATTGTTGACTGGTATTCCACTCCCACCTCCTGTGAGCATACTATTGGGGTCAAATGTGAAAGCCCTTTTTTCAGTCGTTTTGCCGAATATATTTCTGAATAAATCTAGTATTGCCATATATTTTTAAAGAATTAATTGCAAATATAATCATATCTCTGTAAAAGAACTGAAACTTAGTTTCGTTTTTTGTATTTCCTACTCATAACAGTTCTGAAACTATCATAAGAGGAATATCTTCTTCTTTTAAAATAAAACTCATATTCTTTTTCTGCTTCTTCATAAGCTTTTACATAAGTTTTTTCTTTCCTACAAAAGTGATGGAACCTTTCCTCAAATCCATCCGGTCTTAATAGTACAAGTATTTCAAAAGGTATTGTCATTTCTTTATATTATAATTAATCCTCTGTCTGAGTAAACAGATTCCCCTTCTGTATCATCTGTCATCCATTCTCCAAGTGACATAACTAAAGCAACTATCCCATCTACTTTTTCTGAGCTTTTTGCCTTGTCAATCTTTATATTTTCAGCCGGGTCTGTCCGTAATGAAACATTCTGCATCTGCCACCTTAAAACAGGATTTCCTAAATGATTAATTTCATTTTTTAACACCATTTTCTCAAGTTCTTTTGTAGGAGCGGACATACTAGCATATCCCTGACCGAAAGGACTTAAAATTGCTCCATCATCTGTCAAATTTATTACTAACTGACTTGAGTTCCAACGGTCAAATGCAATTGACTTAATATTATATTTTCCCCCTAACTCATTAATTTTTTTTCGTATGAAATCATAATCCTGAACATCTCCAGGAGTTGTAATTAAATGTCCCTCCCTTTGCCATTGATTATAAGGGACTTTGTCTTTCATTGTTCTAGTATAAATAGAATCTTCAGGACAGAAGAAAAATGGCAATACTACAAACTGACCATCATCCATCGGAAATAATAATACTAAACTTGATAAATCTCTTGTAGAGGCTAAATCTAATCCTGCCCAACATTCTTTTCCCTCTAATTGTTTAATATTAAAAGGCTTTTCATTCTCCATCCATTTTTTATCTGCTATCCATTTTGTAACAGATGAAGTCCAAATGTTTAAATGTAATCTTTTGAAAGTATTTTCGTAAGAAACAATTTCAGTAGCTTTTTTACTTTCCTTTTCAAAGTAATCTTTTTTAATACTTATCCCATAACATGGATTTGCTTTCTCCCAAGTCGATTCCAATGTAATATCATCTTCCTCATCAGCTGCATAAATAACAGGTAGGAAAGAATCATCATCAATAATCCCATCTCTAACTTTCATAGCATAATCATGCACCTCCCAACAAATATTTCCATCTGTTTTAGAACTCCCTGCAGTAGTGATTGCTAAAATAATCGGTTGACTTCTTGCTCCAGTTGAAGTTACCATTGTATCCCAAAGTTCCCGATTTGGCTGCGTGTGTAATTCATCAAAGAGAATTGCATGTGCATTATGTCCGTGTTGTAATTTTGCTTCTGAACTTAAAACTTTATACGAATTTCCTTTTGTAGGATTCATTATTGAGTTCCTGAAAACTTTTGCTCTTTGTGATAATTGGGGACTCATTTCTACCATTGATTTAGCAATGTTAAAGATAATCCCTGCTTGATTTCTATCTCCTGCACAACTAAACACCTCAGCTCCTAATTCAGAGTCTGCAAATAAAATGTAAAGTGCTATAGCCGCCCCCAAAGTCGATTTTCCGTTCTTTCTTGGTATGCAGCAATAAATTTGTCTATATTTTCTAAGTCCTGTTTCTGTATTTTTCCAACCGAACATCGGTCTTATCAAATCATCTTTTTGCCACTCTTCTAACTTTAATAATTTACCAGTTAAATCTCCTTTGCAATGCCTAACCATTGTTTCAATAAAAGAAACCGCGCGGTCTGCTTCTTTTTCATCAAAGTAATATTTGTCTTTTTTAGTCAAAGAAATTGTATTCGTTATTTTGTTGGATTAAAGTAGGTTGCTGAATTGAAGTTCTAGAAGATGGAGTAAGTCCAAATTGAGTTGCTAATTTTAAGGCCCTATCCAAAGCATCATTTGCAATTTTTTGATATGGAATTGCTTGAGTATGTTTAATTGTTCCGTCTGGATTTTTAAACACTTGTATCCTACCTTTTTCCCTTAAC